CTACAAGACCAGAAGCAAGCTATTGCAGCAGAGATGGGTGATGTATTGTGGATGCTGGCAGCACTAGCACATGACTGTGGTTTATCACTACAGACTATTGCAGAGATGAACGCTGAGAAACTAAAGAAGCGGCAAGAAAAAGGTACACTACACGGTGAGGGAGATGACCGATAATGGATAGCTATCAATCATACATACACGTCAGCCGATACGCACGGTGGCTAGAAGATAAAGGTAGGCGTGAGACTTGGGAAGAAACTGTAGACCGTTGGTGGAACTACATGACTGACAAGTTCCCTGCCCTTGAGCAGAGGCAAGATGTTAAAGTTGCTATCCATGACCTTGAGGTTGTTCCCTCAATGCGTACCATTATGACAGCAGGTGAGGCACTAGACCGCAACCAAGTAGCTGCATACAACTGTAGCTTCCTAGCTGTCGATGACCCCAAGGCTTTCGATGAGGCATTGCTTGTACTCATGTGTGGCACAGGGGTAGGATTCAGTGTTGAGCGTCAGTTCATCCAGAAGCTGCCTGAAGTACCAGCAGAACTAAGCAAGACTGATGAGGTTATCGTAGTAGCAGACAGTAAAGAGGGATGGGCAAAGGCACTACGTCAGATTATCTCTCGCCTGTATGCTGGTGAGATACCTAAGTGGGATGTATCTAAGGTACGTCCTGCTGGGGCTAGGCTCAAGACATTTGGTGGACGTGCATCAGGTGCAGAACCACTAGAGAACTTGTTTAAGTTTGCTATCAACACATTCACCAAGGCAGCAGGACGCAAGCTGAATAGCCTTGAGTGCCATGACCTTATGTGTCAGGTAGCTGCTGCTGTAGTTGTAGGTGGTGTACGTAGGTCAGCTATGATTAGCTTGTCTAACCTGAGTGATGACCGTATGCGTCACGCTAAGATGGGCAACTGGTGGAATGACCAAGTGAACCGTAGCTATGCTAACAACTCTATCAGCTTTACAGAGAAGCCTGACATGGGTAGCTTCCTGCGTGAGTGGACATCCATCTATGAATCTAAGTCAGGTGAACGTGGTATCTTCAACCGTGAGGCAGCTAAAGCAAAGGCTGTAGCTATTGGACGTGAGCCACGTGATGACTTTGGTACTAATCCATGTGGTGAGATTAGCCTACGCAGCAAACAGTTCTGTAATCTGTCAGAGGTAATCATTCGTGAGACTGATGGTACTGATGAAATCAGGAAAAAGATAGAGATTGCTACCATCATCGGTACAATCCAGTCAGCACTAGTAGACTTTAAGTATCTATCACCTAAGTGGAAGAAGAACTCAGAAGAAGAACGACTGCTAGGTGTGTCACTCACAGGTATCTTTGACCATAAGATTATGTCAGGACAGGGTGAGTACGAATCAAACATTCTGGCTGGCACACTGCAACAATTCCGTGAGGTTGCACGTGAAACTAACAAAGAGTGGGCAGCAAAGCTAGGCATCCCTGAATCAAAAGCTATTACGACAATCAAGCCTAGCGGTACTGTGTCGCAGCTTGTAAACAGTGGAAGTGGTATCCATCCTCGCTATGCAAAATATTATATCAGACGTGTACGTGCAGATGTTAAAGACCCTTTGGCAACGTGGATGCAAGACAAGGGTGTACCTTGCGAAGCAGATGTGTATAATCCGCAGAACTTGGTATTCAGTTTCCCAATGAAATCTGCTGAGAATAGTTTGACACGACATGATGTGTCTGCTATTCAGCACCTAGAACTGTGGCTAAAGTATCGTAAGCACTGGACTGACCACAATCCATCAGTCACTATCTATGTGGGTGAGGAAGAATGGGCAGAGGTAGGTGCGTGGGTGTACAAGCATTGGGATGAAATATGTGGTGTATCATTCTTGCCACGTGAGGATGACAACCATAGCTATGCTCAAGCACCATACGAAGAGATTGATGAGGATACTTACCTTAAATTAAAGGAACAAGTACCTGATGTAGACTTCTCTGAGTACACAGAACTAGCTGATAATACTACATCTTCTCAGGAATTAGCCTGTACAGCAGGCGTATGTGAAATCTAAAGTTACAACATTAGCGAAAGTTTG